GTTAGCAGCAGCCTGACCACCAGCCAACAAACTCTGTCCTTGGTTAGCACCAGCGGTAGCGACACGGTTACCAATGTCAGCACCAATCTGCAAGGGCTTTAACCCATACTCTTCGATACCTAAACCAGTCTGTAACAAACCAGTACCACGAGCGATGGAGCGGTCGATGTCTGCTTGAGCCATTTGTGTTGATGAGGCAGCAAGCTGTTGGTCTAGCTGAGCACGAGCTAGGTCACGCTGATACTGTTCTGGGTTAACATACCCTGTACCAACCCCTGCGCCCTGTGATGCGCCTGAAAGCCCTAAGCCAATACGACCACTCTGCAACTGTTGCTGGCGAAGGGCAATGTCTTCTGCACCTCGACTACCTTGTTGTAGAGCCATTTGTTGGTTATAATAGTTTTCAGCGGCTTTGGTCGGGTCAGTTTCAATCTGCCCCATAAACTCACCAGCCCCACCGTACATAGCATTACGAAATGCCTGAAGGGTTGGGTCAAGAGTATAACCAGCCTCTTGTTTATTCTCGTCAAAGAAGCTAGTACCAAAGCCAGTTGAGATTGAATACGGCTTAAACTTAGCTGACTCAGCCGCAATCTTAGCTGCCTCGATGTTAGACTGAGCCGATTGACCGGCTGCATCTTGAGCTTGATTAGCTCCAAATAAACTTAACCCAATTGGAAGAAGTGTTGAAAAAATATCTGCCATGCTATTTCCTTAAAAAGAACCACCGTTGATAGCAGCACCATCAAGAGTAGGTATTGTTACAATACCCGTAAAAGTTGGTGATTCAATGTCAGCTTTAGTTGCCATCTTATCTGCAATGTCGTTAAACTCATCGTCAATCTCAGCACCTTTTACAATTTTACCAGCATTACCACTAGGCAAAGTGTCTTTAGCGGCAAAGTCTGTGAGTTTAAAATAGTTACTCATCAGTTAATCCTTCCAGTTTTAACAAAAATATCCAGTTTCTGCACACTTAGTCCTTGACCGTTTACGTTAGCCTCGAAACCAATCTGTACCACTTCACCACTACCTTGAGCTGGTGTACTCACTTTATCAATCAATACGCCAGCGACATACTCAGACAAGTTATATTCAGCAATGCCGTACTCAAAAGCCTGTCCTGCATTAATCTCAAATGGGTAAGAGAAAGAAGCACCGTAGTAGTCGTAACCTGCTTTGATAACAAAGATTTGACCGCTGCCGCCAATAACAGTAACACTAACACGCTTCAGAATCTTCTTGACAGCGTTCTGACCCATGTCGATATAACTAGAAAAGAACTTCATACGGTAGGAAGAACCATTGTCTTGATAACCACCGTAGACACCAATCCCGTTAGGCTTACCTAGCAAAACAGCCCTGTCTCGTGTCCTGAGAAGTGCTGTAATCTTATGTTTATTCCACACTGTGATACGAGATGAACCATCCTCTAGGGCACTTCGCGTATCCAAGCAATAAACTGCAGACTGCGATGGAAAAGAGATTAGATAGAATGCGTTAGTTTCAGAGTAAACACTCTTTACTTTTGTCAACCCACCATTAACAGCAATCTCTGTATTAACCGCTGATTTAAAGTCATCCCGTATATTCTTGGTTAAGTCACGCATTGGCAATGACTTCTCCTGAATGAGGCGACCCAGAGAACGAATACCTGTATCTGAGAGGAAGATTAAATCATTACCAGTACTTTGAACAGAGTCACGAGCGACACAACCAACACCAGTGATTATGTCGCTTAGTTGGAAATCCCCTAGAGGGTTAGCTGCCCCTGAGTAAATAACAATGTTACGCTCACAAAAAATAATTAGGAAATCATTATGAGAAGCTAAGGCTACAATGTTATCTACGTTCTTCGGTAGTACGGCAGCGATATTTAGCGTACCACTTGTGCCACCAGAGAAGGCTGGGAAAGCTGAATCAGCAATGTCAGTTGACCAGTAAACTGTTTCACCATCATGCACCCAGAAACGCCCGTAAGCCGCCATAACGTCTTTAGGGTAGGATGACCCAAAGGAAGGCGTATAAGGTCCACCATGAGCCGTATGAGAGCTTTCAGGGTGTAGTACAGGGCTGCCACTCTCCCGTGTAAAGATGAGAGGCTCTTGACCATCCTGAACTAACAAAGAGTGGTCATAGATGTTGGCTGCTTTCCAGTTGTTATTGTTAATGGTATAGAGAGCAGGGGAAATGTCAGTTAAGGTGAAGTCGTTCTCTTGCAACAAAACCTTGTTATTACCAGCCACCAAGATGTCAACAGTGTTATCCGCATTTATATGCTCAAAGATACCCTCTACCACTTGCCCCGACAACTCAGACGAACCAGAAACAGTCTGCATTGTCCAACCTTTACGAGCACCCATGCGACCATATTGGTCAATGATGCAATTATCGGCTGTCAGGGCATAATTGGATGAAAGGGTAACACTGCTCTCTTGTGTGTTTAACCCGAAGAAGCCGGGTGCGACGATAGAGATAGGTGTTAATTGTTTCATACGCTATACCAAATAGTGTCCTCTTGATGACGAGCAGCGTCTAAGGCAATCTCATCAGCCAATGCCGACTGAGCAGCACCGTAGGCGTTCATACTTTGTTGACCACCGTCTTCACCTCGCTCTTCAATAGCCATTGCTGTGGCTAACAGAAAGACTGGTCGAGCAGGGATTAAGAGCTTGTCGGTGTCGTAAACCAAATCAGGATTGCGTAAGGTGACGTTAAAACGTAACGCATAGGCTTTGTCTGGAATGGGGTAAATGTCTACCTGAGTATCGCCATCAGCACTAACACCGTTAAAGTTGTAGAAGGCAGGGACACCCGTCTGAGGGGAAGCTGTTAGAAACGC